CAAGCTCCAACCCAAGAACTTCGTTCTGCTGATCCGTTGTCAAATCATTTAGAAGTATGTCTACCGATTCGAACCTGAACTCTGGGCTTGAGTAAAGCTGTGCATACCACTCGGCAAGCTCCAGCGCGTCTTGGTCTGTTTCCATAAGCAAACCGCTTTGACTTAGCGTTAGGTTGCCGTAGATACCTTGCGAAAGAGAATCGCCTGCGGTCGAAGTGTTGCCGGTTATTACTGTCTCAATTTCAATGTCGTTGTAAAGAAGTTCTGATCCGTAGACAACCTTCATGCCCTGATAGGGAATGCCAGTCCCGTCGTCAGCTAACACTGTGCCGCCTGAAGCTGGAGCAACCGCGCGATCTAAAAAGCGAACCTTGCCGCTCTTACCAATGAACAGCGCGCCAGGCTCCGAGGCTTCTACTGTTTGCAAGTAACTAAGCACGTTATTACCTGCCGCTACAGCGTCTGCACCTAGCGTCTGACGGCCTGCGTCTATGTCCCTAGCGTCTATGCCCCAGTCAATTTCTGGTCGGCTTAGAATGGCGTTCACGCGCTCCCCGCTTAGCTCGACCGAGTTTGTGAATGCGCTAAGTGATTGGTTAGCGAAAATCCTAAATGCGTCAGAGCAGACCGCTTCGGACAGGTTGTCGCCTGTCGGCTCGTAGTTCAAGTTCCAGTCGTCTACGCTTCCGAAGTATTGCACGTCATCGCCAGAGGTGATTCTGATTTCTCGGCGTGGAATGATCTGCCCGAAGTATGGTGATGCCGCATACTCTGGGTCAAAGATTCGGTCATTGTTATTGAACAGCACGCTTGCCTGTCCGGTGCTGTAACGATCTAGTTGGCGTGACTTTCCTCGGCGGATTGACAAACCGAGAACATACTGCGTGACGTCAAAGAAGATTGTCCCACCCAGTAGAAATGAAGTGTTATTGAGCTTGCCTGCCGTCGCGTCGTCAAGCCTGAAGTATGGGCCAGTGTTGTTTCCGGTTAGGTCGAAGCCCAGCTCGACTAGCTGTGTCGGCTTAGCCATTACGCACCTGCAAAGACTGGGCCGTTAGAGCGTTCGAACTTCTTTATCTCATCCACGATCATCTGACCAATGCGGCCGCCGTCTGCGCCCATGCCAGCGTTGACTGTGATGTTGTAATTCTTTGAGCCACCGCCCGTCATCTTGTCTAGCCTGTCTAGTGGGATAACTGCCTCAGCGATTCCAGCTTCACCAATGATTCCTAGAGTGCCACCTGCGCGAGGCATAACGATTCCACCCTCGGCAAACTTTGGAACTTTCTGCGTGCGGTTGTCTTGTGTGTAGCTGCTAACTCCACCAGTCGGAATGGACTTTGGTATCACCTTGGTTGAGTTGAAGGCTTGAATGGCAGATACAGCGGCAGCGAAGGTGTTGGCTATCGCCTGCATTGCAGCAGCCAAAATGTTTAGTCCTGTAATTATTACGCCGGCTGTTAGGTCAAGCAAGAATCCAACAATCGGTGACTTGATAAACTCGCCTACGTTCTTTGCAATAGTTCCAAAGGACTTCCCAATCGAGCCAAGCGCACTAAGAAAACTCTCATTTGTGACCAGCTTGATTACGATTCCCAGAATCTCTTTTGCGAGTATCGTCAGGAAATCAAGCACCTGACCGATTGGCTCACGCAGTTCTGTGAACAACTTGTCTAGCTTTGGGAGTGCAGCCTCAATCAGCGGTGCAAGCTCACTAGAAATGTCGGCAATAATTGAGTCAATCTTTTCAAACAGGGCTAGTAGCAACGGTGCAGCCTGGTCAATGATTGGGCTAATGCGATTTAGAAGCTCTAGAAGCTTGGGTGCTAGTTGGCCCCCGATTTGAATTGCAACATCTTCAAGCCTCGACTTCATCAAGTCCATTTGAGCGTTGAAGGTTTGTAGTTGCTTTTGCGATACCTCGTCAACTGTTCCACCGGCATCACGTAGCTTGCTTTCGTATTCGGTAAGCGCCTCGCTGTTACCAACCAACGCCAAAATACCTTCGCGCGATTGTTTGCTAAACCCAAGGTTTGAAAGCTCTGCAAGTTTCTGCTCGGTGCTTAGTCCATCAAACGCAACTGTTACATCTCTGGCAATGTCTGCCAAGTTGTTCATGTTACCTTCAGCGTCAAAGACTGCAATGCCTAGTCGCTCAAATTCCTTTGGTACTGCTTTGGCGCGGTCAGACAATCCGAACAAGGTGTTCGTCAAAAGCGTTCCAGCTTGCTCGCCCTTGATGCCTTGGTCGGCAAATACGGCTAGGGCTGCCGATCCTTCTTCTATGTCTTTGCCTACGGTCTTTAGCGCGTTACCAGCTTTGGAAGTAATAGCGGCTGCTAGTTGCTCAACTGAGGTGTTCGCTAGTGTGTTGGCTTTCACGAATACGTCTGTGACTCTGGTTAGGTTGTCAAGGTTTTCAGCTGCATCGTCTGAAGTAAGACCAAGTGCGGACTGCGCGTCTGTTGCTAAGTCAGTCGCCGTTGCCATGTCGAACATACCAGCTTGAGCAAACTTCGCAACCTGTGGCATTGCGGCAATTGAAGCTTGTGCATCTAGTCCGGCAGAGGCTAGGAAGAAATACGCTTCAGCGGCTTCTTCAGCGGAGAACGTTGTGGCTTTGGCTACTTCCCTAGCAGCGTTGCTCATGTCCGTTTGTAGCGTCTCTGAGACGTTGCCCATGATGGCTATGGACTTATTTAGTGCGGCATCAAAGTCACCGAACTTCTTGACGGAAATTACTGCAATGGCTCCAATGGCAGCAGCGGCGGCGGCGGCAGACTTGGCAGCAAACGCACCGAACTTTTTTAGTGATCCTTCAGCGGCCTTGACACCTTGGTCATAGAACTTGGAAACAATGGGGAGATTTATGGCCATTAGATTTCAATCCGCCTATTCACTTTGCCAATGAGTTGGTTCACGATTGTGGTTGCAAGCACGACAATGTCTGGTCGTAGAAATCTGAATTGAGCAAACGCATAGCGACCACCACTCTTTTTCATCTCTCGCTTTTTATTTAGGTTACTAACTAAGGCACGACCTTGAGCGGTCTTTCCAGCCGAGCGCATACCAGCCATCTCAGCAATGTATGGGCCACGCTTATCTGTGCGTGAAATAATCCGAACGCTAACTAGGTGATTGCCTGTCTTGCGTGACTTGCCTGGCGTAAACGAAATTGCAGCGCGAACTCTCGCCCAGCCTGTATCACCTGCGTGTCCAAAGTCACCGTCGCCAAATCCGGATAGCGGTGCTTCTACTGGAACGGCATCCGCTATCTGCTTGGCGAACGGACTAATCTTTGCGCGTAGTTCTTTACGCATTTCTTTTACGAGGTTTTTGTCTAGCGCCTTGAGTTCTTTTATGGCGCTACCAATGGCGTTGCCTTCAATACTCGGTGTTGTTGAAATCATTGGCGCTCCTTATGCTACAAGTTTACCGCTTACGCTGCGACCTCTCGGCTTTGGTTTCTAGGTAGCGACCTATTGTCCAAAACATCCGCGGTTCTAGCTGGAGCAAATCAAGCGGACTAATACCTGTTTCGCAAGCCATCCAAGCTATGCGCCAATGATACGAATCATCACCTAGCCCTTTTGGGCTTTTGGGACTTCCGAGTCCACTCCCTCAATGGTTTCTAACCAAGGGTCAAACTCTAGCTCGGTTGCGTGTGTGCGGTGTTCCACGTTCCACGCCAAGAAGTAAAGGTGCGTCATTTTGAAGTCGCTACCCAGACGGGCAATGCTGATCTCAAATGTTCGTTCAAGAGCAACAATGTCCGCCGGAGTAGTTGCGACATCTTTGATTGTTTTATCTGCGTAGGTTATGTGTAGGTTGGTTTGCATTTCTTATCCTTAGCTTGTGGCTCTGGTGACTGCACCGGATACTGGCCAGCTAACGCTTAGCGTAGCTAAATCGCCAACGTTAGAAGCGAATGGCTGATACTGGGTGACAAGCGCCGAGCAGCTGTATGTCGGGTTGGTTGCCGAGATTGCCGATGCTGTTGGGGTTATTGTGATTACAACTACTGTTCCCAATAGTGGGAATAGGGTAGCGTCGATTGAGTCGGCTGCGAAGTCCTGGTGGAAGTCTAGGCTGACTGAGGCATCCTGCAAGCCACCGATTCGGGTTCTCGCAGTATTTCCGAAGCTGGTTGTGTCTTGTTCCTCGACTGTAATGTCAAGGGTTACAGCGGCCAAACTTGCGCTCAAGTCATCGCCACCGATAGTGATTGTGTAATCTGTAGCTACAAACTTTGCCACAATGTTCTCCTTAGTTGCTGTAAACGGTCACGACGAAATCCGCCGCGAGGTATGTTGCGTCTCCTAATAATACCGCACCGATGTTGGTCATGTCTGTAACCCTAACATCGTAAGCGTTACCACCTAGCGTCTTATCCGATTGGATTGCCAGCTTGACCGAACTAGCACCGGTTGAGGATGCGTAGCCGTCTAGAAGTCTTTGTGCGCCTCGTTCGTCTACTCTGCCGACTAGAACTGAAACGAGGAAGTTGTAAGTTGTTAGGCCGTTCTGAAACGCACCGTCATAGTTGACCGACTGAAGTTGAACAACAGCCTGCGGTGGGTTTGGGTTGTCAGGTATTTCAGCAGCGGTGCGAAGCCCTGAGATAGTTCCAATGTTGGTTGCTAGGGCATCTCTAATCGCGGTGATGCTCACGCGAACCGAACCTTCTTGAACGGTGCAATCATTACCTCAACATCTGGATCAAGTCTGCCGACTCTAATAACGCCGATGTCACCAAAGCCAGCGACACCTAGAGGTGAGTCGTTGCGCTTGAAAATACGAGAGCCTAACAAAACTGTAGCTTGAGTTATCTGGGTTGGAACCGAAGCGAATCCAAAAGTGCCTGCAACCTCAATCGTTGCTTCGCCGCCGACAACTGGGAAGGTGTAATCGCCAATTGCTCGGATTATGTTTCTTGGCGTAGCTATGCCGCCAGCTATTCCGTTGAGCGGCTCGAGCTGGTAGTCGGTAGATGTCCAGGTCTCGTCAAAAACGCCGTCTGCGGCTGTAGAAGTTTTGATGTGAGTGTGCGATACAAGATCGTCAATGTCTGCGATGAAAGAGTCGCGAGGTGCGTAGACACGCGTTGTAGTTGTCTGGAAGAACTGGCGCTCAGTTGCGCCGTCAATCTCGCGTGAAGCGGCTTCTACTGCAAGCT